CCTCTCAAATTTTCTGGCGTCTTTTTGTAGGCAAATCTGAGCTATCTTTCCTTTGCGGTAGATTGCATTTCTTTTACCAAAACTAGCTAGGCAAAAACCAACGAGGTCATCATTAACAGTACACACAAATAATTTGTCATTACAGACAGGTGACCATCTCTTGCCAGTTTTGATTCCTGTGATCGCAGATTCATACGCCATCTTTGGAATAAATCCTAAACTCAAACTTTCTTTTTTACTGAGGCTGACAACATATTTTATGTCTTCTAATACAGCCTCTCTTACTATCGTGTCTTCTATCATTTCATTCTGCCATCAAAGATAACTTAAAGGTCATCTGCATAACCTCCACTGAGTTAATGTGAGCCAAACGCCTTCTATGGGTGTTAATATGTCTTGAGGTACAACCCAACATGTACCCCTACCCAAGTCTGTCTCTACTGCTTCTAATTTAAATCTATCTCTACCCATACCTCCAGCAATACGCATCACATCTTCATCATCAGATATGGTAACTAATATTGCGTATTCAGCGACAAACGAATCTAAAGATTTAAATAATAGCTTGCCTGATTTATGATACGTTGCTTTCACGTCAATACTTACGTCTTCAGACCACATATCAGCACCACTATCTATGCCAAGGTCAGATGCTCTATATGGAAGCTGTAAGGCTTTTGCGACTGCCATTTCAGCCTTTAAACCTAGAAGATCAATATCAGCATCTGATCTAATATCTTTGCGTTGATTTACAACACCGCTTGCCCTTGCCAATTGCCAACGTAAAGCCGCCGCTTGCTTTGCTTCTGACATTTCTGATCTAGTCAATCTTACATTTAAAGCCATTACACCATCCTCCCATCAAAGATAGCTTGGCTGTTCCCCTTGTTTTTAATGATCTCGCCAGTGTCTTTATCTTCATATTCAACAAAGTCATCCCCAGCATCGTGTACTACCAAATCTTTTGGCATGATTTGTGGGATGTATAGATGTTCATCACAAGTGACCGCTGGCTTACCTTTGGCGCAACTCCAAGTACCATTTTTCTCTGGGGTCACATGGCAACACGTTCTACAGCTAACTTCTGGTATCTTGCACCCATGACACACAGCCCAATAACTACAGAACTTGCACTCCCAATTACTAGCATCTTCGTGGAGCTTGGATGGCGGTGTCTCAGAAAATATAATGTCGCTTGCCTTACTGATAAGTGACTTGGCCTCAACTTTGTCTAACTTTACACGCTCCGCATAAATAGCGTCAGTCTCCTTGCAGACCGCAAAGAAGTAAGAGTCGTCCAATTCAGCCAAGTACATTCCAACCTGAACTTGCGCCCAGTAGACAGGTTTGCTTATTTGCAATCCTTTTTTATCAATATCTTTAAAGCTCTTTGTATTCATCGTTTTAAATTCAAGTGCGTGTGGCTTACTACTCTCAGGAAAACCACGACCTACTCCATCAAGGCTAAGTGCAAAGTGACCACCACAAGCCTCAAACCTAATTTGCTTGCCTGTGTCTGGGTCTACTTCCCATATTTCAACACCGATATCTCTAAGGTTAGATACAACACGATCCTCTTCACGATCACCAGTCTCAAAAAGTCTCAGCATTCGCCCAGAGAAACTAGGCGTCCACGCATGTCTAAATTGATACCACAAAGCGCGGCTACACTTATTACCAATCTGTGATCCACCAAGGTGAGGTCTGTGTTCATTTTTTCGTTTGACCTCATACTTCTCAAAAATGAGCCGCACAGTTTCTGGTATCATGTATCTTTCTAAATTCATCTTACTCTCCATCTACTCATAAAATGGGGCGAAAAATACGCCCCATCCTTCAGTAGATTATTTTTTCCACGGTGGTGTTGCGGCAGTAGCTGTCTCAGTAGCTATTGATGTTGGAGATCGCGTATTACCAGTAGCTTCATATCCTTTTACATTGTTTGATGCCTCGTAGCCATTTGATGCAGGGGATACAGCCACTTTGACCATCAGTGGCTTGTCGAGCAACTCAATACTATCCTTTGGGTTGTTCACACCAACAGAGCGACAGATTGATGACAGACTGCGCTGTGCAATTTCTACTGCTGTCGAATTTGGGTTTTTTAAGTTTAGACGATCCCAAACTTTCCGACCCTTAAATGCGCCACTGACAATCTCAATTGTTAATTCTAGGTATGAGCCTGTGCCAGCTTTAGTTGTTTTCTCTTCTCTACTAACAATTACTGCTTCGTACCAATCCGCTGGCAGGGGATTGCTTGACTGTGTTGGCTCATGGTCGAGCGCGTTAAATCCGTTTAAGTCCATTTGAGTTCTCCTACTCTGTTAAATATTTAGAAAATGGGTTGCCGCCTTCAAGTGTAAATGGCAGTGGTTCAGTAATGTTGAACCGATTTTTAGTGACGCTTGACGCCTGTGGGAAGCACAGGATCTCACGTTCACCTGTAGAAATGGCGCGTTTCTTATCGCCATCTCCTCTGGTAAAGGTCTTCAGTCTAATAAGGCAAACAGCGTCACTGTTGTCTGTGTAGTGGGGTATAGACTTCTTGTGCATACGAACACAGTAACGATTGTAGGGGTCCATGTCTGGCAGAGTTAATGTCTCTGTGTCGGCATGACCTATGAACACAACATTCATGTTCATTTCGTAGGCTAGGCTTCCAGCCCAACTTCTGACAAGAGAATGCCGTTCAGCTGCCTGACTAAACCCAGAACCAAATCCTCCACCAGCAGTGCTGATAGACTTCGCTTTTGGGTCTTGCTCAACTATCTCTGATTCAATAATTGATGCCAGTTGTGTAATGCTATCAATAACCAAAGTCTTGTGGTCGTGCTTCTCTGTTCCAAGAGCCTCAATAGCGTCTAGAACGTCCTGACTGGAAGTTGCTACTGGAAACAGGCTGACGTTGTCATTGCCTACCAGAGAGGCTGTACCGTCTTCTGTTCTTATGAAAACAGGCGAAGGGAACAGACTAGCTAGGGAAGTCTTTCCAAGACCGCCCTCCCCAAAGATTGTCATTATGACTGGTCGTTGCTTGTCTGGCTTCGACAGTGATTTAAGATTTATAGCCATTTAGATAGCTCCTTTCTTTGGCCGTCCAAGGCCACGTTTTTGTTTTGGTGCTTCAGCCCTAATCAAAATATCGATATAGGCTTCACCCATAATTTTCATGAGGCTGTCGTGCATCATTTCCAAACTATCTTGCACATCAACCTCACCAGACCCCCTGAAAATATCGTCAATGTCCCACAAGACATTGCGTACTGAGATCATTGGTTCTTTTTGCATTTACCAATCCTTCCCAAATATCAAGGCGAACACCTCGTCTAAAATTTCATCAATGGATCTCTCCATTTTATTCTCCTTTTTCAGTTATGATAAAAATAGTAGTGGGGCTCAGAGAGCCTCCACCTTGATTCCAATTTTGCCTTGCTTCATTTCAAAAGCCTTGGCTACCTTTGCCCAAAGCCTTGGCTCCTTATCGGCAAGATATCTACAGCCAACCGAATCAGCAGTTACGCTAACTTTCACTGGATGCATATTTTCTGGAATTTTGTCCTTAACTTTTTCCCACAAAATCGTATCAATTTTACGAGACACAGGTTGTGTTAAGGTTACCTTGTGTGCTTCAAGTTTGTGGGAAATTGAGCCTTCACCCTTTACTTCTAACGCTGTGGTGATCTGCTCTTCTATTGCGTGTCTCTTTGCAACAATATCTTTTTCTTGGGCTTTAATTTCTAACCAATCTTGGGCTAGAGTATTTACATTAATATTACTCATTTTGTTACCTTTCTTTCTTTTTCTACTTCTCTCTATAAAAATCGTTTTACAAAATTTATTTTACAATGTAAAGATGTTTTTGCACATTTTGTAAAAAAGGATGAAAAATGACTGAATTAATACCAATCACACAAATTCGAGAGGCTCTGCAAGATAGAAGAATTACTGTTGTTGCTGAGAAGTGTGGGCTGTCCCACCCAACCGTAAAACAAGTGCAGTTAGGCAACGAGCAAATCAGCCTGACTACATGGAAAAAACTGAGTGAGTATTTAAAGGAGCCAGAATGAACTTTCCAGTCCAAGACTACTGCTCAAAGCTTGGGTGGTTCTTAGTTTCCATACCGCCTGGCACTAAAGGTCCAACTAAGTTTGGGTGGCAGAAACCCGAAAGAGCACTATCAG